GTAGATGAAATGAAGAAAGTTATGTTAACTATATGTTGTCCTGCTCATGATGCAACTCATGAGCCTGTGAGGTTTTCAGATGCTTATACAAATAAACCTACAGCAGTAGCTGCAATTAAGAAAGAAATGGATGTTGCATGGCCTAAGGCAGAAACTACAAATTTAATTTTAAATCCAGGAGAAATGTCAGCAGTCATATTTAAAGATCCAGTTAGAAACACTGTTATTTATGATTCTAATACTGAAGGTGAAGTTGCAACATATGATTATAACTTTCAAAATGATCCAGCAATGAATGCAGAAGGTACCCGTTGGTTACCAGATACAGTTGATCAGAATGATGTGTTTCCAACAGTAGGTTTTCTAACCTCAAGAAACACTAATACTTGGACACCACATGGAAAAGTTTTAGGTTCAGGTAGAGCACATGCAAAAAGTGGATTTGTTCCACTTAGTGGTCACAGTTCATTACAAGTTACAATCACTAATAATGATTCAAATAATTGGTCCGGAATTTTAAAATTCTGGAGATGGGCAGAATCTGGAATAGAATCAGTGTCAGCACAATTTACTGGTACTATCCCACCATTAGGAACTTATACACATGCTTTTGCACCAAATTTAGATGATAAAGGTTATTTTCTTTTCTCTATTTGTACTGATAGAGCTTCTGATACAGAACAAAACGATAATCTCTCTCTCGTCGCCGAATTGATCGAGAGTGGAGCATGTTTTAGACATGAGACAATAGAGGATTTGACTCTAATGGGTAAAGCCATAATGGGAATTAGAGATTTAGGCGTGAGCTTAGAATTCTCAAATCGAACCACTGATTTATATAATGGAGGAACAGTAGCAATGGCACAAGTACCACCTACTGATAATTGGTTTGATTACTTAACTTATGATGCCGTCACTGCTGTGAGCGGTTTCGTTAGTTTTCCAGCAAAAATGGGAGAATATGGTTTTATCAAAACTGATAGTGAAAGAGGTTTTGAACTTCGACAGAAGTTTTCCTCATTCAACGATGATGGCACTTTAGCAACATTATTTTATAATGTTAGACCGGACACAGCTTTTGTTGTCGGTTTCGTTAAAGTACCTGATGGCAACGCAATCAATCAAGTTGGAGTTTGGCAAATTGGAAATGATATCGAAATTTCCACAAACTCGAAGTATTTGCAGAAAGCAAGACCTAGTTCAGATCCTTTGCTTTATGCAAGAGCATCGAATGCAATTAAAGGTATTCCTCAGTTCCATGAGAATCCTTTGCATTTGAAACAGATTGGAGGGGTTGTCAAGCAAATTGCAGACGCCATAGTTAAATATGGACCAACTGCAATAGATTGGGCACAGAAAATTGGAACATTTGTAAGTGCACTTTAAAGGTTTTATTAAACATTTCCTTTTAATTAATTATTAGTTTTATTAGGGGC